GTCCACAGTTGCCCCGTGACGGGTCTGTTGGCATGGAAAGATGGACACCTGGCACATTGCCTATGGGCGGGTTTAGGTCAGTCATTGACTTCTCTGGCACGCCTAGTTACAACACCAAGAAGTCACCTACCTCTGGTGGTGGTGGAAAGGTTTACTGAAATGGCTAATAACATTCCATTCCAACAGATGGGCAATACTGTTAGGATGATTGCTAATGGTGCTGCAAACACGCAATCCAATGTGTTTACTATTCAATCTAACAGTCCTTGCCAACAATATTATCTAGCCAATGCTGATACAAACTCTGCGGTGTATGTACAGATTAACGCCACCAGTAATTTTAACATTGCGTTACCAGACGCTGGTCCGTGTCCAGTCATAGCGCTACCACCTTATTCGTACAAGGTATTCACAAACATACAGGTGGGACCTGGTGCTAATGTGTACGCAAAAATCATTGGAGATGCTGCCAATGCCACTTGCTACATCACACCTGGAGAGGGGTTCTGATTGGACCCAATCACAATATTCGCAGCGTGCAAAGCTGCCCATGCGGGTATTCGAGAGTGTATTGACCTTTACCAAGACTTTAAGAAGGACGGTAAAGACGTAAGCGATATTGTCCAGGACGTTGGTAGTCATTTGGGGGCATTCTTTACCCATCAGGAATCATATAAAGAGGCTGAGAAAGAGGCAAAAAAGAACCCTTTACCCAAGAATATCTCTATCAACGAGGAGGCCATGAACCGCATCTTGAGGCAGCAGCAGCTGGAGCAGATGGAGACTGACCTTAGAGAGATGATCATCTATCAAATAGGAATGCCAGGACTCTGGAGCAAGTTTGTAGAGATGCGGGAAGTTGTACGAAAAGAGCGAGAAAAAGTCGAGCGTGAACAAAAAAAGCCGTGGAGCTGGCTGCTCTCAAGAGACGGCAGTTCATTGACAAATGGCAAGTTCGTGCAGCGTTATTGGCTGGCTGCTTTGTCCTCCTAACGGCCTTTGCACTATTGATGTACGGGATTCACTTAGATTACCAAAAGAGTAAGGAGCATAAGAATGGATTGGCTTAAAACACTAGCACCGACAATTGCCTCATGCCTGGGCGGTCCACTTGCTGGCATGGCAGTAGAGGCCGTTTCCAAGTCTCTAGGTATTGACCCTAATGCGGTACAAGACACGATCAATTCTGGCAAACTGACTGCTGACCAGATCGCAAGCATTCAGTCTGCTGAGTTGGCATTGAAAGCAAAAGCTCAGGAGATGAGCTTGGACTTTGAGCAGCTGGCGGTAGAAGACAGAAAGTCTGCCAGAGAGATGCAGACCACCACCCGTTCATGGATACCCCCTGTGCTTGCTGTAGGGGTCACAGGCGGGTTTTTTGGCATTCTGTTTGGGTTGATGTACGGTCAGATACAACACGCCCCACAGATCGACATTATGCTGGGTTCTTTAGGGACTGCCTGGACTGGCATTATTGGGTTCTATTTTGGAAGTTCTGCATCTAGCCAGAACAAGGATCAACTTCTTCACCAGAGCACGCCCACAAAATGACACTACTTACTGAACACTTTACCCTAGAAGAACTCACGGTCACAGACCATCGGGAACTAGATAACACTCCCAGCGAATATGAGAAAGCCAATCTTATGCGCCTGGCAGTGTTCCTAGAACAGGTTAAAACCACGCTAGGAGGCAAGCCTATCATGGTCAACAGTGCCTACAGGAGTGAGGCCGTGAATGCTGCCGTGGGTAGCAAAAACACGTCTCAGCATCGGTTGGGTTGTGCAGCTGACCTGAGAGTGCCTGGTATGACCCCAGATGAAGTGGTCAAAACCATTATTGCGAGCGAGTTGCAGTATGACCAAATTATTCGTGAGTTTGATCGTTGGACTCATATATCTGTTCCTAATAGTCCTAATGACAAACCTAGACTACAAAAGTTAATCATAGATAAAGCGGGGACAAGACTGTATGGCTAATAGCAAGAATCCGTCACTATCAGTAGGACGAGGAGAAAAACTCCCAGCATCCAAAGGGGGAGGTTTGACAGCAAAAGGACGATCCAAATACAACAGAGCGACAGGATCAAACCTAAAAGCACCACAAAAATCAGGAGCAAGACATCGTTCATTTTGTGCTCGTTCTAAAGGTTGGACTGGTGAAAGAGGTAAAGCAGCAAGAAAAAGATGGGGATGCAGATGAAAACACCAAAAGCAAAACGTGGTCTTTACTACAACATCAACAAAAGACGCAAGGCTGGCCTACCCGCCAAGAAACCTGGTCAGCCTGGTTACCCTACCAGAAAAGCCTTTAAACAGGCCGCCAGGACTGCCAAGCGTTAAGGTGCTGGTAAGAGTCCACCTTCAAACAAATACGTCCCAAAATGGCCTAATTGTGCCCACGGTGCTGCCCAGACTTTGAGGCCAACCTCTCTAGCATTCCAGCAGAAGAAATAGTCCTCGGACAGCAGTCTTTCTGTGCCTGGTTCAATAGCACAGGCAAAGTATTCTGTGATCCATTCTTCTTGTGCTACGCCTTGGCCTATAAATCCAACATCATTTTTGTACTTGTTAACCGCTTTTTTCATGCGTTCAAAAGTGCGTCTCTTGATCAACATGAACCCAGTACCGCCATTAAAGATTTCCACAGGCTTATCCACAGGCACAGTCACTGAACCTTGATAGTCTTTTAGGTTGATCACTAGAGACCCTGTGCGGTTCTTCCACTGGTCTACGGGAACACCTTCAGCAGCTGCTTGTGCAACCCCAGCCCAGTTAATTTCTTTCTTAGGGTAGATGCCACAGATGATGTCCTTGTCTGCCTGTATCATTTTCACAATATCAGCCCCGTGGAACTTGATATCAGCGTCTATGAACATCAGGTGGGTGTACTGTTTGTTCTGCATAAAAGTGTGTGCCAGGGCGTTTCTGCCACGCTGGATCAAACTTTCGTTGAACATGGCACTAAACCCCATACTGATGCCGTTCTGCTGCAGTGTGTGCCCCAGAGTGATCAGGGACTGGGTAAAGTAACCTGTACACATTCCACCGTACATTGGGGTTGCCACAAAGATATTAGTTTCCTTCTTCTTTTTGTCTGCTTTTACTTCTTCTACCACTTCTTTTTTCTTGCGAGTTGCCATGATTTGTTCCTTGTTAAGTTAGAAAAGGCATACTGTGGATTACGGGGGTATGCCAGCTCCCGTCCTAACTCCCAGGGTTGCCCTGGAGTTCGCATCCACTGCTCTGTTTGGTGGGACGTGCGGGGATCGAACCCACGACAAACGGATTAAAAGTCCGCTGCTCTACCATCTGAGCTAACGTCCCTCTTTTTGACCGTCTTTGAACCCTTCTGAATAGGCCAAGACCCACAACTCTTGCAGACTCATATTAATAAATCTCACGAGATGTCTTCTATTCTCAGCACATATTTCCCCGTCTTCAAAGACTTTCTCCAGCCGTGGACGTGTATCTTGATGTTGGCTTTCCTGACCCATGAGACAGTCTCACTTTCTTGTATCTTCTTGATTCTTGTGGACACTGCACTGGCAGTCACTTGCACCGCCAGTACCTCATTGTCTTTGATAGCTAGAAGATCGCACCACCCCCACAGGTCCTGTCTTATGCGTGCAAATGGATTCCAATGCTCGACTATAGACACTAGATAACCTTCCTCTCTGAGGTAGGCTAGAGACCGCTGGGTGGGGCTGATCTTCTTAGTAACCATCAGAAGGGGATTGAATCGTCTTCATCACGGGGTTTGTGAACCTTGGCATAACCAGGCGTGACCTCACGGTCTTGCATTTTGATACCTTGCTCTTGCAGACGTTTCTTCTTCAGCCAGTTGTCTTCTTTGACTGAGAGCAAAGTGTTGCCTCTGGAGGTGTCTTTCTTCCACGCACCCAAATAGAGTTTCTCACCCCGTTTGTAGTCCATCTCCAACAAGACGTAACCAGAGTAGTCTGGTGACATCTCGTGTTTGCGGTCAGATACCTCGTTCCAGTACATGACACCCTTACCTGGGGTTTCTGGGTAACCGCCTACGGCTGGTTTCTTTTCGTATGGCATTGTGTTCTCCTTATAAATCTATGGTTTCTGCGTCTGTGGGAATGTGAGTTGCTGGGTCTACACCAGCCTGGGCAATAGCACTTCTGAGTAAGATGCGTTGATGGCTGCTGAACTTGTCTGTGACCATTTGGTTGACCACATAGAGAGACATGATCTTGTCTGTCTTCTCTTGTACCTTAAGTTTGGCAGAGCTGTTGATGCGCTCTACAAGCCCTCTATAAGCCTCTATCCACTCTTCTGGCGTGTGGTGGGCACTGTGTGCCTCTTCTAAGTTGGGGACGAATAGAGGCCATTCTGCGTGTTGCTGCTCTTTAACCACTTCCTTAATGACCTCAACTGGAGACGGTGGTACAGCAGACTGCTCTTGTCTGGGAGGTGAGAAATCCTGGACTTCTTCAGGCGTGTAGACACCGACAACGCAGCCTGGATAGACCGATCTGATACCCTCAGAGACGCACCTAGCACGCAACATTGCCCTGGGATAATTGCGCCAATTGTCTTTGTTTGCAATACCAATGAGTTTGGCCTTTGCGAGTGTCCAGGTGACTTCAAGGCTGCCCCCCGCTGGATGGCTAAATATTCCCGTGACTTGCTCATCCTCGTATACCTTCCAATTAACTGCTCCACCCGCTTGTTGAAAACGAGCCAACATTGCGTCTGCTTTCAAGGCTGGACGGCCTTGGATGACGTGATAGTCCCGCATGGCTATGGCGGGGTGTAAGTCTTCTGCCTGGCACAGTAACATGATTGCCATTGCCTCTTGCGGGTTCTTGAACCCAAACATCTTTGACCCAGCTGCTACTTCAGCCATCGTCTGGATGTCGGTTAAAGGTACTAGATTACTCATACGAGTTTCTCCCAGAGTGTAATAAGTGTGTCGATCACTGTGCTTGCAGTGAGTATGTATATTGTCCAATCAGGGGTGTTCATCAGGTTTACCTTCATTCATAGTTAGGATTGCGTCTGCGAGTGCAAACGAGGAGGCTGCAATTTCTTCTACCGTAGCGTATTTGCTGTAAGCGTAGGAGACCATACCAGCTGCTATTTGTGTTGCCACCCAGAGTCGCTGGTCTATACCATCATGCTGAGTCACCAGGCCAGAGGTAGGATTGCGGTGAAGAAAAGGGTAGACTTTAGTCATTCTTGTCCCCTTGCTTTAATTGCTTTTTCAACCAAATAATGCACAAATGAATAAATAATAGAAAACAACATAAGTTGACCCAAAGTAATAGGTTGATTTAATATTTCGTTCATTCTTGTTCCTTTATAGCTAATGCAATTCGGGTACGTTCTTCATGAAGAATGTCTAATGTTTTTCTTTGTATTGGCTCTCCTGTGCCTTGCATAACAATTTTGATACATTCCTCACGTTCTTTTTCTGCTACTAGTTTGGCAAATCGTTCAAACACGGGAAACAAATCTCTTTCTACCCATGTCATATGGTCAAACATTGCACCTGAATGTATAGCCAAATCAATAATTTCATCTTTAGTCATTTTTGTCCCCTTGCTCGGATTAGTTCTGCTATTGCTTTAGGACTTCCTTGCCAAGGTTCTTCTGCAATCTTTGCACACGCCTCACGTTCAATAGCCATTGCTACATCAACTGCTTTCTCAGCCGCTTTCATTGCGACATCAGTTAATCGTTTACTCTCATGATAAGCTACCAGTTTGGCAAAATGTTCTAGTTTATCTAACCACATTAACCCACCGCCAACATAGTCGTAAGGTAACTTGACCTTATTGGCAATCTCTATGATTTCGTCTTTAGTCATTAGAGTACTCCTTATGCACCCAGACGGTCATCTTGTCACGAGTTGTACCAGCGTCCACAATGAGACCCTTCTTGACCAGCTCTGCACGCCTGGAGCGATATGTACTCTTGTGGGTTTGAAAGTAGACATTCATCTGCTCATCTGTAAAGCCTAAATAACCACGATCTAGTGCGTAATCCAGGACTTTTTGCTGGATGTCTGTGATCTTGTCCATCACGTCTTCTGCAGCCTGTCTAGAGGTAATTGGGTCTGTTCTTCTGTACTTGGTGAACAGAGGGTCTATTTTTGGACTGAAGTCCAACACATATTGCTCTAAATAGTTCTTAGCCTCTTTTTGAGCATTAGTCTTTAGTTTAGGGAAATGTGTATTCATTTGACTAGAAACCTTCTGCTGCCTGGAATAGGGCGCACAAACTGCTCATAAATGTCAGGCATGGACTGCTGAAAGAGTTTGCTATCAAACTTCATGGATGCCTTTGCGTTCTTCCAGGTTGCCAGCACTTTGTTGTCTATAGACACAAGTGTGCCCTTGTCTTCCATATAACCTTGAATCATGGTCTGCAGCTGTGCCTCCTGTGCCTCTAGAACCTTGATTTGATCCTTGATGGATGCGAGGGTACTACAGGCCATTTCTACGCTCTGTGAGGCCGTTTTAAGGGATTCTGTAGAGGTCGGAAACATCAGACGGGTTTGCTCTAAATCCTCTGGTGGGTATGGATTATTTGTTTGGATTCTCCCCCATACTTCTGCCAGTTTAAGCAACAGGTCCTTCTTCATTTGCTCTGTGATGTACACAGGGAACAGCTGCAGCTCCTGACCGCCAAAGAGGACAGCCAGGTAAACCTTCTCGCAGCCGTACACGAGTGCCTCGTGGATGCACTGTGCCATGTCTGCGGGTGGGATCAAGCCTGGTTCGAACTTATTACGCACTTGGGCGTTGTAGTTCTTGCATTCAACCAGGATGGTTTGTCCATCTTCTTTGCCTACAAAGTCAAAATGTGACTTTAGCCAAGGTTCTGTAGGATGCGTGAGTGCGTCCTCGATCTTCTGTAGGTTGACCTGGAGGCGTTCTGCAGCCAGTCTACCGATCACAGGTTCAAAGACGTGGCCCATCTGAACCGCCTCGATGTTGCTCAAGTCTGGTATCTCCATTTGGCCTGTCTTGGTCAATATGACCTCGTTGGCCTTGCCTTGTGCGATGCGTCTGGAGTCCCCAGACCACATTGCTGAGTTGCGTGTTGCGGGTGAAAAGTCACTCATGTGTTTACCTTTAAATTGAAGTTAGGATGAATGTAGACGAGCTACATAGTGGATTATACACATAGATGATTAGTCTAAAAGTAATCTATTGTTACCTCATAAAGTTAAAAGAAAGTCACTAGGGTCATACCTGTACACATTGATTCTGCGTGAGCTGGTTTGTTTCCAAGTGTTTTTGTGTGAGATGCCATTGCGTTGTGCTATGCAGACCCAACCCATAGCCTTCCAAAACAGGTTTGATTCCAGGTCATCAGCGCAACCAGCTGAGAACGCAAGTGTGCCTTGAGTAGCACCATATTGCACCACCGTGTCCAACAACAAATGGCCTCGCAATAGTTTGCGTGCGTCTGTTTGTAGGCATATTTGAGCTATTTTGCCTTTCTTGCTAATGGCATTGGGTATACCAAAACTAGCTAGACAAAACCCCACCAAGTCACCATTGCACTCTATGACGAACATCTTGTCGTTGCACACATTGCTCCATCTGTCACCCGTCTTTATGCCTGTGACTGCAGCCTCGTATGCCATCTTAGGAATAAACCCCAGGCTATGTGTTTCCTTTTTAGACAACGAGATTACATAGGGTATGTCTTCAGAATTAGCCTGGCGTACAACTCCTAGGTCAGCATCAATCATTAGGTTGTTCATAATAGGGAGAACTTAATAAAATTTTAAAACCCACCATAGGCTAGGGTGTCTAGCAGCAATAGGAAAACCACCAGAGAAAAGTACCCTGTGGATAACTTTTTTTCTAGTCAACAACCTCTCGGCTGGACACTCTCGTTTATCTAAGTTACAAACCTTGTGGTTTGCCCCCGTTATCGCTACCCCGAGGTTGCCCAGGAGGTACAAGCAGAGTTCACTACGTTTATCAGAGTCGGTCGTGTCTACCTTCTCTAGGGTCTGGTGGTCTAACCCCGTGCCTAGAATCTTAGCAAACATTACAGAATGCACCAAATGATAAAAACTATCGCAAACACAAACCCGATAGCTAAAATCAATGAGTCATCCTCGTCAACCGCATACAGGTCGTGGGGTTCGTAGATCGTGTAGTCCAGATGGCCTGGGAAGGCATCCTGTAGCGTCCTAGCAAACCGCTGGGTGGTATGGTTGCCATCTTGCCAAGTCTTGTACTTAATCATGCTGCAGCTCCTTTTAAACGGCCTGGTAGTCGAGGTTGTAATTCCACTGTACTTGTGCATCGTCAAGCGCACAATTAGTGCTACCACTTTCTCCCATCATTGACCAGCTGTTTCCATTGTCCTGGCTAACAAACGCTATGTAGTTGCCATTCATAGGATTGTGGTTGACAATCACAAAAATGGTTGCGCCAGTTGAGTCAACAAATGTAGTCTTTAAATGCTTAGTGTTTGTCATGATGTTCTTTCAAGTTAGGATTTGAGGTTTACATATTTACCATATGTAAGAATCAATTATATGATTAGGTGACGAGTTGTCAAGTGGAAAGTGGTATATTATTGACGATAGTCTTTACCTATGTATAATATGTATTTAATAGGGAGACGTACATTTAGTTCAATTACTAGGTGAGTGGCTATATAGTTAACAGGGTATCTGATAGGGTGGGGAGAACAGAGGATATGTGGATACCACTACTCGTTCTTTGTTGTAAATCATCCCCCAAAAGGGGGTCCTGATGCCTCTTCCCTCACCCAGTTGGGGGTCTCGAGCAGTTGGTCGTACGCATCTGGAGAACTTAACATAACGCCCGTTGTATCAAATAGGATTGCATTTTGGGTAAGTGGGTGAGTGCTTACTCACAAAAATGTATGTTAGTGAGCGGTTACTTCATGGGGACTGGGGGTGTGGAAAGTGTGACCCCCACATTGCGCCCACCCCAAAAAAAATATGTGTTTTCCTAAACACATGGTTTTCCGACAATGCGTAGCGTTGGACAGAATATGTGTTTTCCCCGCAGTTGCCACTTAGGGGTTGAGGTCATGTGAGCGTGTGCTTGCATGGCCTCTTTTTTTATGTATACTCAGGGTTATCTGACGAGGTGTAGAGTATGCAAAGAATAGAGATAGTAAAAGGTGTAGAGATGCCTAGTCCAAAAGTAATCTTTGATTACCCTTATGAGGAGATGGACGTGGGGGATTCGTTTGCTGTTCCCGTGGAGTATCGGGACAAGGTTTACAACGCCAACTACAGGGCTGGGAAGAGGCTGGGGTACAAGTTCACCTGTAAGAGCAACGGGAGTACGTTGCACGTCTGGAGGGTGGCCTAGTGGGTAATCTGCTCTGGGAAGAAGAGGACGAACTGCGGCACAGATGTCGTGTGCTGTGGGAGAGTCTTGTCCAGGTGCAGAGAGAGAAGAATAAACTGGTAGCAGAGGCATATGGGTATGGATTTGCAGAAGGATATGCAACAGCAGTTGTACGCATCTCGTGTGAAACTCAGGAAGGAGATGCAACGTGCCCTCGCTTGCATTAGTAAACCGAGTAAGAG